GAACCATAGTCCCGGCAAGGGACGTAGGAGGTGCCGGACTTGTGGGAGGAGGGGTATTTGCTGGCCTAGTAGGCGGGACGAGGCCGGAGGGCATTATTGAACTCTTGGGCGACCGGCATAAGCAGAGCCCACTTGTGCAGCACCACCTAGCAAGGTTTGACCTGCTTGATCCCAGAAGGATCCACCGCCACGGTAGCCTTCAGCCAGACCAGGGAAGTTCCCGAGGCGGCCCATGAGCAACTGCAAGGCTTGCTGCTGGGCATCATTAAAGAGTCCTGCACGCGCTTGGTTCATGTTGTTTGCAGCGAGGCTCTGACCTAGGCCCCCGGTGACAGCACCAATGCCAGAGCTTGAGAGGCCCGTACGGCCAAGGGCGGATTGGATCCCGGTGTTTGCTGTCTGCCCGGCTTGGCCTGCGCCTTTGAGAATCTGCGCAAACATGGGGTTGCCAGCGAGGTATTTATAGAGGTTTAGGGTATCGGTAGCTAGGCGCTCAGGGCCAAAGAAGGCTTGCATCTCCCCCGCGGCCTTAGCCCCTCGACCTCCACCGGCAGTTGCGCCGGTATCGGGGATTCCATAGGAGTTAATGGGGGGACCCTGGGACCCTGGGCGTGGCATTCCTGCAGCGACATTACCTACCATATTAGGTATGCTTCCGCCTTGGATAGATGGACCCATTCTTAGGCTTGCAAAATTAGGGGTGGGGCGGTTTATGCCTCCCATAGGCCGGCGGACAATGCCACCCATCTGGGAGTTTCTATTTACTGGCATATATGTATTCTACCATTTTGAGTAGGGTTTGTCAACCTAGGGCTTATTCCTCGATGTTGCGCCATATCTGGACGGTGTTAGTGGTGAATAGCATGGTGGCATTGGCTAAATAACCTGCGGGGAGGCTTGAGAAGTAGGCAGCAAAAATATCTGCTGCTGGCGTGAGTTTATAGTTCTGGGTGATAATACTGACGCCTACCACAGGGAAGTTATTTGTAATGCTGTCGGCCGTCCTGGTCCTTAGGAAGAAGTTCACACCGATGCCTTGGGCAGACCATTCGATGACCGTCCCAAGAGAGAAATCTGTGACGATTTTCGTTTTGAGTATCTCTGCATACTTAGTGATCTTAGTAATGTTTGCCATTAAACCGCCAGCATGGTGTAGATAAACTCCCCATCAAAAGTCATGCCGTTGGCATCGCCACCAGTAGTTTCACCTGTTACTCGTCGCACCACTGCTCCTGTCGCTCGATCGAGGTACACAAGATCCCGCGTGCCGCTGTCAAAAGTCTGGGTAATGAGAAACTCGCCATCGAATACTAGCCCATTAAGAAGAAGGGGAATGGTGTATTGTTTGCTGATACCATTGGTAGAGCGGTCAAGCTGGAATAGGATTGTAGTGCCCTCAGCTAAGATGTTAATGTAGTGGCCCCAAAGATAATGGCCATCGAAAGCTATGGCAATGGGGCTTTGAGAAAAGACCGAACCTATTAAGTTAACGCGAGCGCCTGACCGATCAAGCTGGCCAATGCCTGCGTTCCCTGAGACGGGGCCCCAGAAGTATTCCCCATCGAATACAATATCCTCATACGTCTCAACAGGGCTGATAGTTGTAGTCTTCGTAATGACATATGGTTGGTCAATATACGTTAGGTTTGCATCTGAGGCTACTAGCTGATGGCCGTCAAAGGTTAAACCACGAAATACCGTAGCAGGGAACATGGTGGGTGCTTGGTTTACCACCACGTTATCGCGGGTCCGCTTATAGATAATTGCTACAGCCATTAGTTCTTAAGGATGAGTGTGGCGTTTGACACTACAAATGTCGCCGAGGCTGAGGTCCCTTGGCAAACAATCCTGAAGCGAATGAAGTCGCCCACGCAAGTACCTGAGTAGCATCGAGAGATTCCCGGGGTGGTTCCTACAGCTACGTCATCATAGAGGAGCTGACCCCAGAAGTCATTTCGGTAGGCAAACCAAGTGGTGCCGCCATCGTTCGAGAACTCGCAAATGACCTGTATATCAGTCGGGGCATTCGCCCGGAAGACGCTCCAGAGGAACATGAAATCGCGGGCGCGCGAGCAATCTACTGTAGCTGAGGTTGCTGTGGTGGGCGAGTCATCATAAGTGATATTAAGTGCCGTTAAGGTAGTTCGGCTATACTTAACAATGTCGGAGATATGAAGTCCACGATCATCCGTTGCGCCAGTTGTGTTAGCGTTAGCTACCTCATTAGAGACTCTATCGTAGGTAGTACCGCTCTGCCGGCGCCCATGTACATACGATCCTACAATGGGCGTGGTAGGATTAGCTACGTTATCCGCAAGGGTAGCAGCATCAGGAAGTTCGGTGTTTGACCACAGGCGCCCTGTGCTATCAGTAAGGAGTGGGACGTAATCGCCATTCGCAGCGGTTGCGGCAGCAGTGTCCGCTCGGACGGCCAGGGCCATGACACCCACGTCTCCTGAGGCATGCGCGGAATCCTCTGCCTTCCCCAGGTCAGATGCGCCGGAGCCAGGAACAAGAGTGGTGACAAGCCTCCCTGAGGAGTCTGTAAGGAGGATTTGCGCATTCGTTCCATCATAGCCAGCAACGAGGCGTGCTTTGTTATCCCCAATGGCTTCCCCATCATCTACCATATAGGCAGGAATGATGTGGCCTTCCTCTGCGGTGACTCTTATTGCACGGGCATAATCACTTTGGACCGGGGTACCCACATCCACTTGGGCTGAGATCGTGGAGATGCGCACTTCCACGCCAGCGGCGGGATCAGCATAAGCCACAAGAAGGATGGCTTCTAGCTCATCTACAGTCCAAGGCGCTGAGGTAAAGGGATTTTCCTGCTGAAGCCACGCGACAAGCTGGTAAGACGAAGATCCACCAATATTTGTGTCGGTGGTAAGGTAGGTCACATCACTTGAGCCAGAGCTGTTGAAAGCAAGGATGGCTACACGATTGACATAGCTACCTGCGGTAGTAGCGCGGGTGATGTTACAAAACTGAACTGCATTGATAGGTGCGCTAAGACCTGCGGGATGGGTTTGCGTGAAAGACTGCCACCTATCGCCTGTACCTGAAACGGCAATATAAGATGTATCCCCATCATGCGGTATTGTACAAGCCTGATACCTATTAGGTGCGGCATGTGTCCCACCCCACACACTCGCAAGAAGACCATCCGCCGTAAGGCTCAAGGCATACACCGAGCCTTCAGGCGGGTAATCAATAACATTGATGGATGCACCTGCTTCAAGCATGATGTCATCCACAATCATGGTGTAGGTTCCTGCAGAAGCAGCCTTACCAAAGACAATGTTTACTACTGCATTGGATGCCGCAGGCGTGGCTGAGATTTCAATGCCACGGTTAAGTAGCAGGGTATGAGAACCTGAACCGGCAGATTCATACTTGCCGACTAGTTCATACCAAGTATCCACCAAGAGGGGTGTGGTACCAAGCGTTCCATCTAGGGATAGGATACCTCCACTTGTGAGGGAAAGAACGCTTTGATCTGCACCAGCTGCACCTTCTAGGGTAAGAATGGTGCGCGTAGCGTCGGGGAGGGCGCTAAAGCGTACCCACGCACGCCAAGAGACCGCATTGGAAGCCACCGTAGTCGAGGTTTGGCCATCAGCATCAATGATGAAGGCCATACTAAAGCTAGCAGCGGCAGCTCCATTGTTGGTAATAGTTGCAGCATAAGTCCCTGAGTGGACTGTAGTGCTTTGAATAACTACATTACCAGTGAGGGCATCCCCATTCAGGTTAATAAAGGTATTAAGCTCAAAACCCTCAATGCGCGTGATAATGTGATCGGATAAATCAACGGTATCAGCAAAATCCGAAGCGCGCCCGAAGGAAAGGATCCCCTCGGTGGCATCATGTACTACTTCAAACTCATCTACTTCATTTGGGCAGCAACTACTCACTGTACTACCTGAAGCCCCAGTTGCACCAGGCTGCCCAGCAAGGATACCTGCCCGTGCCACTTGGTCAAGGAAGCGATCAATCTTGAAGAAATATTGGCGACTCCGCTCATCCTTGATCTCCGGTATGGCATTAAGACCTTCCCAGGTTCTCATCGGCCCTTCGTTACCTTGTGCTCAAAACCCACATAATGGAGCGCCGCCGCAGAGGTGATGGTTGCGCCGAAAGCCTCCCCATTCCCATGCAGCTCTAAACGCACAAGGCGGTTCTCCGTAGTTGATGGGGTGAAGGACTTCGAGGTATCCGTAGTGATATTTGCATCCGACCGCCGAGCGCGAATGGCTATGTTATGCGTCCCACCAGTGTAAGGACCACAAAGGATGCGCACACGCTCTACATATGTCTCAGTGTCAAGGGAGCCAGCCTCGGGGTAGATGAGCCTGGTGGTCGCCGTGACCGTCCCCCCCGAGTCGGTTACATCTTCCTCAAAGACATTGGTGGTAGAAGCCAAGGCTTGATACGTTAAGGCGTTATAATCTGCTGCGCGTGTATCGAGGGATGTAGGCCCAGCTACCTTAAGGAAACCACCTTCTTTGAGGTGTTGCGGGTGATATGAAAGGATAAGGAGGCGATTGTTCGGTGCGCCTGACCCAGCAGCAATGTAATAGAAGAACAAACACCATAGGTGTTGGACATTGAGGAGTATAGCTGATCCAAGCTCATCTTTATCCACCAAGGTATCCCAATCAATGTCTTGGGTGAGAAGCCTGGTGCTGAAGCCATCAGTCATGTACAAGCCATCATGGCTGACGTATGCTAAACGGGGAGCTGAATCCACCATGGCAAAGATACAAGCTGCATCTGGTCCCATGATCCCATGGTTAGGCGATATAAGCTGTCGTACTCGTCCGCGGTTAAAGTCAGAGTCAGTCTCAAGGGGAAGGTAGTTAACACGCCATATCTGACTCTGAAGCCCTACAATGAGGGTTTCCCCTAAACCCTTGATGTTTGTTACGGTATCAGCTTGTTTCGTGGAGAAGCCAATGAAGTATAGCTCAGGGAAGGAGTGCGGTAAGCCAGGGAAGCTATACCGAATTATATTGCTGTTCTCTGTATCATTCACTACTACAGAGTCTTCAAAGACATCCCCAGTGTCCCAAAGTGGGGGCGGAATATCACGAGAAAAACTAGCCGCAGGGGCTCCTGCTACAGATATGGTTATTGCACCATAAGGCACATCAGAAGCAATACCTGTATCATCAAAGGTTGTAGTAGCAGGTACCCCAGGTATAGTTACCTCTCCGACTAACACACCAAAGGGAAAGATCCCTGGTTGCTCCCCAGACCCAATAGTGGTGTCAAGAGATTCAATAGACCTATAAATCCTCCATCTAGTGGCGTGATCTGTGTGCTTAGTGAGATACTGGGCCAAACCATATGGTATGGTAATAGTTACCGTGTCATCATCTGTGGTAACATTAGAGAATTGTGCCGCTAAAGGGGCAACCCCTGCACTCTCTAAGCCATTACTGTGGTTATATTCCGTGATCCAATAACCATAATGCCCTAAGCCTAAAGTTTCCCACCCATCTCCACCTGCGTTAGCTGTGCTTACCGTCCAATCATTAGAGTCTGTAGGCTCCATACCATGCGGGATTGTGGATGCAGCACCCCCACCCGCGGCTGCTGCAATAGGTGTATCTGTCCCATTAGAGATAAAGTATTCAGTGTTAGCCTCATTATAGTGGATGGATTCCACTCGAAGCCCAGTAGTAACCCCTGTGCGTAAGTCCGTCCATACTCCCAGGGGGTTGGTTTGCCATACTGTCCCATGCGCAA